GTTGGTCAGGTAGTTACCTAACAGGTGACTCTTGGCGTCTCAACAGCGGTATAGTTAAGTCAGAGTTTGACGGAGACTATTGGAGGTTCTGGGGGGCTAGTGGTAGTTGCTATAAGTGCTATGTAGACAACTACGGATTAAAAATGAACAACGCCTATGTTTATAACCGTATGAAAGAACTACACGGTGACAAAGTAACACTGCTTGAAGACCAAGAGTGGGTGCAGGAAGACTGGGACTGGATTATTAAAGGAGACGTAGATGCCTGATATAAGTATGTGCGAAAGTTCGACATGTTCACTAAAGGACAGTTGTTACCGGAACCCTGACAGCGGCACAAAGCCTAGCGAGTTTAGGCAGTCTTGGTTCGCAGGTCCAGCCGCTGAGGGTCTAGACTGCAAGTACTACTGGTCAGTGAATAGGAATAACAAATGAGTGAAAAAATCCACCTACCCTGTCCCGATCTTGGATGTGGGTCTAGTGATGCGTACTGTTGGAATGAGGCCAAAGGTGTAGGACACTGCAAGAGTTGTGACTTAGGTACGTGGGTATATGACAACGAACTTTGGGCTAGACATGGTAAACAAGGAAAGGGGTTTAAGTTGTTTGGAACAGATAATGGACACAGTGTCTCCGGAACAGACGAGACATACTTCATACCAAAGGATATTAAAGAACCTACAGGTGGTACTTTTGTAGGTATGCGAGGGATTACCTCAAGTACTATGGAGAAATTCAACGTAAAGACCGATGGGGATAAACAACACTATGTCTACCCTAGTGGTGGCGTTAAGACACGTTACATCTCGACTAAGGACTTTAGTGCCAGCAACCTACGTAGTGATGAACTCTTCGGTATGAACCTGTTCCCCGTGAACGCCTCTCGTATCGTTACTATCACTGAGGGTGAAGTGGACACCATGAGTGCTTGGCAGATGCTCTCACAAGGGTCTACCTACACCAACCCTGTAGTATCACTACCGAGTGCTACACCTTCAGGAAAACTGTGGGAGAAGTGCAAAGGTTGGTTAGATAGCTTTGAGAAGATCATCTTGAGTGTGGACAATGACACAGCAGGTGCTAAGGTAGCTGAGACTATGTTTGACCTGTTCCCTACTAAGGTCTACATGATGGACCACGGTAGCCACAAGGACGCTAATGACTTCCTACAGTCTGGTGACCAGAAGGCATACAAGAGTGCATGGTGGGGTGCTAAGAAGTATACCCCAGCGGGTTTTACAGTGGGTGTTGACGCATGGAAAAAAGCTATCCTAGAAGACAATCCTTACGAGTATGTACCTACACACATTGAGGCTTACAATCTTGGTGGTAGGGGGTGGATCAAGGGTGGTACTACTATCCTAAAAGCCCCACCGGGTACAGGTAAGACAAGCTTGTTCCGTGGTATCCAGCATGACTTGGTTATGAAGAAGGGTCAAAAGGTTGCAGTTCTACACATGGAGGAAATTGACGGTCTTACTGGCAGGGGTATGGCGACGTATGAATTAGGCCTGAACGTAAACACGAAGGAAGATCAAGATAAAAATGGTATTGACACCGATAAACTACTTGGCACCATTGAACGTATTGTAGTTGATGAGAACGGTGTTGACAGGTTCATGGCATTTACTATTGACCCTATGGACCCAATTAAGTCTTGCCTACAGCAGGCCAAGTACGCTATCAGCGCTTTCGGGGTTGACTATGTGTTTATTGACCACCTACAGAAGTTGGCTTACATGGCAGGAACGAGTACCGCAACAGAGGAACTAACAAGTCTTATTGTAAACCTTAACGAACTGTGCGTCCGAAAGAGTGTAGGCATCATTTGCATTAGCCACGTAAACGAGGACGGGAAAGCTAAGTACGCAAAGTCTATCGAGGAAGAAGCTTATGTTATTGTCGAGATGGTACGTGACAAGAAGGCAGACGACTTCCAAGAGAGAAACACTACATATCTTTCTATTGACAAGAACCGCCCATTTGCGTATACAGGGGACGCAGGCGCACTTATGTATGACCCTGTAACAACCATGGTTACCGAGCGATTGGGACCACGAGAACCAGTAACGGAGAACACTAATGACTTTTGATAAGATTTATGTAGTCTACTCATTGGGTGATGACCCTAGTGCCACTTGTGTAGATCGTGAGGTAGCCTGCGAGATTGCAGAGTTGCTTGAGAATGAAACTGGTAGAGAACACTGGGTAGCAGACCTTGATGTAATTACAACTTTGGAGGATTTTACTGATGGACGTTAAAACTAAAACACTCGACTTGGACATTCTTGAGATGGCTATTGCTGCAATAGATAAATCAGATGAGACTTCCCTACAGCTTGTAGACAAATACCTCAAGTTGCTCCTTGGTAACAACCTCTACTATGAGTACCGTAGTAAGGTAGTACGCGAGGGGATGAAAGAGATCATCGAGGATAATATGAACCCTGAGTTTGATGTCTATGAGACGCCAGATAACAAAGCCTTAGAGAGTGCAGCAGCCTATCGTATACTCAAGTATTTCTCTACACCTACAGAGTATAAGGCTTACGTTGAAGGGCAACGGGATGAACAAGGGGATGAATAACTATGAAGATCAGGGTATTTGACACCGAAGGAGTAGGACTTAATCACAAGGCAGAGAAACTACACAACCTTTGCTACACTGAGGATGGTGAGACCTTCATGTACACTACCTCCTACGAGGAAATGGTAGAGTGGCTATCCGAACCTGATGTACTGTGGGTAGGCCACTATAGTGTAGGTCACGATATGCCAGCTATCAACAAGGTACTAGGGCTTAACATGAACTATCGTCAGTTCTGGGATACTATGGCGGTCTCATGGTTTTTATATCCAGACAGGCCTAAGCACGGACTTGAGGCTATTGGTAAGGAACACGGTATCAAGAAGGTCGAGGTAGAAGAACACCAGTGGGCCGAGGGTGATCCTGAGCTTATGAAAGAGCGTGTGATTGAGGATGTTAAGATCAATTGGGCTGAGTATGTGAAACAGAAGAAGAGACTTGAGGAGATATACGGATGAGTTTTAAACCTTGGGAGTATAAGGGTTATTATTTCGATAACGATATTGGCCTTTATATTAATGAAACTACAGGCTTTGGTGCAACTATGAAGTACATGGAGAGTGACTACAGTCACTTACGTATAAAATAGGAGATATACAAATGAAACTTGACCTTATCACAAATAAAAATGACGAGTTCTACACCCCAAGGTACGCCATTGAGCCGCTACTAAAGTATGTGGAACCTTCCAGCAGTGTACTATGCCCCTTTGATACAGATGAGAGTCTTATCGTTAAAGAGTTCAAATCTCATGGGTGTAAAGTTACAAACTCTCATGTTGCAGAGGGTAATGACTTCTTTAGTATTAAAAACGTAACACAAGACGTTATTATTAGTAACCCTCCATACAGCATAAAAACTGAGGTTTTATCTCACCTATTTTCGTTGGGTAAACTTTTCGCTATGTTGCTGTGTGTGGTCGGACTGTTTGAATCCCAAAAAAGGTTTGAAATGTTCCGCGACAACACTTTTGAGGTTATGTACCTAAACCGTAGGGTGGCTTACTTTAAGTCTTACTCAGATGAAAAACCTGACCTAAACCCTCCTTTTTCTTCCGTGTGGTTGTGCAGTAACCTTCTACCAGATAAGATTATTTTTGAGGAGATTGATAAGGCATCCAAGAAATGAAACCACCAAGCAGTGACATCCTACGCTTCATTAGGTATTTGAGCTTTAAATACGATTGCCTTCGTGAACAAGAGGAAAACCCTCTATACATCGACGTAGACAAGGCCCAACGACACTACAACGAGCTTGAGAGGGTCAAGGGGGAGAAGACAGCAGCCTTGGCTAAGGTTATGCCTAAGCGTCCTATTGAGAAGTACAGGAACAAACCAAAGGTTATGCACACTAAAGATGGTAGCCTTAGCAAGCTAGGAGAGGCATGGTATCAGTTACTCAAGGGTATGCACCTACCTAGTACCACAGAGGGATGTGTAACCATCGTAGAAGGCTGGGAAGACGGTAACCCTAATAGCCCTAGCCAAGTGAAGGAATGGCTCTACAGCCTAGGTTGGAAGCCTTGTACGTACAAGTACGACAGGAATAAAGTCACAGGGGAAGAGAAGAAGATCGAACAAGTACGTTATAGTTCTCCTAGTGATCCACGTAAGGGGCAGCTAACCGATAGCGTACTCAAGTTGAAGGCTAAGGAAAAGGGTATTGAAGAACTTGAGGGCTTGACTGTAGCTACCCACCGTATGAGTATCTTTAAGGCTCTGCTTGAGAATGCTGATCCTGATGGTCGTGTAGTAGCTAGTGCTGGCGGGTTTACTAACACCCTACGCCTTAAGCATCGTAGCCCTATTGTGAACCTCCCTAAAGTGGGTTCCCCTTGGGGTGAGGAGATACGTGGGTGTATCATTGCGCCAAAGCCTTTGTGTCCTGTGTGTAAGGGTCACGGAAACTACTACCCTGAGTACGGTGTAGGTAAGGCAGGGTGCTACAGGTGCAAAGGTAAAGGCCACGAGCAATATACCGTGTGTGGCGCTGATGTTAGCAGTCTTGAGTCGTGTACTAAGCGGCATTACATGTGGGACTATGACCCTGATTATGTAACTGAGATGAGTAAGGAAGGCTTTGATGAACACCTTGACCTAGCTAAACACGCAGGTGAAGTAACACAGGAACAGATCGACCTGTATAACCAAGGTAAGGCACCTGAGCTAAAGGCTGTACGTAATGTATTCAAGCCAGCAAACTACGCAGGTGTCTACGGCGTACGAGAGTTGACCCTAAGCAGGCAGACAGGCATGGGTGTACAGCGGTGTAAAGAGCTTCTAGACGCCTACTGGCAACGTAACTGGTCCGTACTTAAGATTGCCAAGGCTCAGTACATCAAGACGCTTAAGGATGGCTCTAAGTGGCTCAAGAACCCTGTGAGTGGATTCTACTACAGCCTACGGAACGACAGAGATACTTTTTCTACTCTTAACCAAGGTACAGGTGTTATGATTGTAGACTTGTGGATCATGTTTATGCGCAAGAAGGGTCTAGTAGTTTCTATGCAATACCACGATGAAGTGCTTGTTTACACGGGCAGTAATAAGAAAGCAGAAGTACAAAAACTTATGGAAGAAGCGATGCAACAAGTAAACGACACCCTCAAGCTAAACGTAACTTTGAATATAGATGTAAATTTTGGAGACTCTTATGCCGAAGCCCACTAAATACCCAGAGGGGTTCGATGATTATTTACGTAGTCAGGTTGAGTTAGATTCGTTAACAGGTAATTTACACTGGACTTGTCAGACAGTAAGGAACGCACGTAAGATGGACAGACCTGTTGGTGGAGTACACAACAAGAATTATCTCTCTTTTCGAATGATGTACAAAGGGGTTAGTTATAACATCTTAAACCACAGGGCTGTATTCTTTCTGACACACGGGTATTGGCCCTACGGCGTAGACCACAAAGACGGTAATGGGTTTAACAACACACCAGATAATCTTAGGGAATGTGACCAAAAAGACAACAACGGTAATTGTGCACCCAAGCACGGCAGGCAGTACAAAGGTATTTACTTACGTAAAGATAGGGGTACATGGCAAGCACAAGGAACTCAAGGTAAAGCTAGTATTAAGCTAGGTAACTACACTTGTAAAAAGGAAGCTGCGTTAGCTTATAACTACTGGGCATTATATTACTTTGGGGATTTTGCTAGGCTTAATAAAGTCTTCGAGGATCACCCGTTAGCAGAGACAGAACATCGGCAATCAACATCGGCAAAACTGAGTCAATAATGTCACAACCCAAGTAAATAACTTAACTGCCCTTGTATATACACACTAAAAAGGACTTATATATACATACTAGGGTCTTACAAAACAAGGTACAAAAGGAAATAAAATGGCAACAGTATACGTAGAAGGCACAGCGCAATTCGCTAAGGTATTCGAAGGTCAACAAGACCTCGGCGCTAACCTACCAGAGGGGTCAGACCAACGAGTAAAACTTGAGTCTACCCAAGGTCAGTACGTGATGAACTTGTTTATGACCAAAGATGCCAAGAAAAAGGCTATCGCTGACGGTATCCCTAACAAGGGTATGGTAGGCCAACTCTGGAAAGAAGACACTGAGGGTGAGATTTACTACAAGTGTACCCGTAAGCACTTTAATCCTAAGTTTGTAGATCGCGATACACAAGCACAGGGTGTAGTTATGGGTTCACCTAAGATTGTCGTGCAGACTGAAGATGGTGGCATTCATGGTTGGAATAAGGAAACCGATGGTGTGATTGGCAACGGCAGTAAGGTTGTGGTCAAGTTCAACGTCTGGCAGGATAAGATTTGTGAGATGGAAGCTATCAAGGTAGTAGAACACGTCAAGTATGAACCTGAGACTGGTGGGGGTGACTTTTGATGAAGGCTGTAGTATTTTCTATGTGTGATGGCTGGCAAGTTGAACTTCGAAATCCTGAGGGAGATAAAGTAATTAAGTCTTACTTTTGGGGTCACAATGATGATGAAGGTCTTTGTGGTGGTGCTAAGTACATCTCTGAAATGTTGAACTTCATGGGCTATGACACAGAACTAGAGGGGGTTTACTAATGGCTAAAGTAACAATTCTTATCGAACCAGAGGAAGACCACGAAGGCGAGTTTGGTTACACCTCAATGTACACACAGGAAAATGTAGTATGCCTAGAGCAACTTAACGCTCTGTATACCAATTCTGCTCGTGGTGCAGGTTGGATTGTAGAAGAACTTGGTGAAGTAGGGGAGCGTTTCTAGTGCCTGTAGTAAAGACTACGATTGACTACACAGGGGAGGACTTCGGGAAACAGGAGTCTTCCTCCTACCAGCGTGAAGTAGACGACTTGGATGTTTACGACTGGATGTGGTACATGGTGAAACAATCAGAACTTATGGGGTTTGATGTTAAGGACATTCAACTGTTTACGAGTGACGGTAAAGCATATCGAACGGAGCCTTAAGTATGAGTGACACATTAGAGACTATCTTCGGAATAGATCGCGTAGAAGTGATAGGCAAAGGGGGAAGACTTCTCACGGAGTACGGAACCAGTAGTGTCACTTTGTCCCTGCAAGACGAAGGGAAAACTATAAAGGTTTTTCTTAATTACGGAGAGAAACTAAAGCATGATTGAAGAGGGTATGGTAATTGAAGTCCAAGGGCAGAAGTACCTTGTTACTTTTGTAGAGTATGCAGGCAGCTACAGTAAAACTTGGGTAAAGACTTTAGAGTTGAAGGGGCTTAAGGATGGGTGAAGAACAAATCGTAGTACAAATCAACCCAGACGTACCTCCAACTGGGAGTTGCTTGGGCATCGTAAACGCTGCACGTAAGTCCTTTGGTAGACGCTCGGAGTGGGACTTACTTGTGAATGGTCGGGTGGTAGATGGTCCTTACTACGAGGAACTACGGCTCAGAGACAAAGACAAACGCTTGCTTGAGTTCTTGGCTAGGGGTATGACTGCCGATGACTTT